TCATCAACAGTAACAACAGTAGTTGAAGCAACAGCAGATAATCTTCCTCCTCTTCTTACACCTGCTCTTACTGGATCTTGTATTTCAATAATTGCACCAGGTCTTACAACCGCACCAGAATCAATAGAAGTTGCAAAAGCAACAACTTCACTCTCATTTTGTTCAGCAAATAATATTGCCTTACCTAACCTTCTAGCTTGACCTCTAGAAGTACAGGCAAATGCTTTTACTTGTTTTACAACAGTTCCAAACTTGGATATTGCAGTGGCATCTTCTACTACTTCAAAGTCAACTTCTTGACTATCCATATTGAAGTAAGAAACAGATACAACACTATGTCTAGTTTTTAAGCTGCTTCCAGAATATGAAAAACCTTCTTCAGTAACATTAGATAAGGTAAATAGATAACTTGGATCGGTAGGTTTATCTTGAGTAATACTAATTGAACCAGCAGACCATATCGGCATACATCTCATTACACCTGATAACTCATTTATTAAATTAAATGCCTCTCCTGGACTTTGAATATTTACATTGCAACTAAATCTAGGTTCTGTACCACCTAAACCATCATCAACAAGAGTATTTGCATATTTACTAGCAGTAACAAACGAAAATAAGTCTAATGAACTATCTGTTATGTGATCTCCAAAACCATATCTTGTGTCTGTTAATAAATCTAGTAAAACCATTGCTGGACATGAACACCACTGAGCAGCACCCATCACACCATTAAAAATATAACCATCAGGATAAATTATTCTGCCTGTCTGCAAATCAACAGTAGGAGTACCAGAACTAGAAGCACCTGCACCTGGAATCCTTATTTTTATTCCACGGACACGAAATTTTCTATCTGGTGGTGAGTTAAACTGAACTGAATCTAAACGTAAAGCACTATACGCACTGTTTGGATATTTATTAGCATCGTCAATTATTTCACTAAAACTTGTCCATTGAAACTCATCTTGTAAAAAAGAGTTTGTACTATCTGCTGTAATTCTACTAACCCTAATGTCTACAGGAAAATCACCAGTAATATTTATACCGTAATCTCTTTGGTAAGCATCAGCAGTTCTACCTGAGATTTTATCAGTAATAAGATCAGTGAAACCACCAGAGTTATATTGTACAGAGATTTTATATTCAAGAGTAGAACCTAATATGTCTCCCTTATCTGTTGCTAACTGTAGTTGAGGTACAGTAATTAATACATTAATTCTATCTACGTTTGTATTTGTAATCTGTCTAGTAACAGGAGTAGAGGCAGTAACAGTAACACCTACTGGGGTTACAGAAGAACTGCTTTCTATACCATCAACTTTTGCTTGATCTGCCGTTCCAAATCTAGGTTTAAATACAACATCTTGATAATTAAAGTCAACATCAGTTGCATTAGCAGAATCGGCTGAAGCCTCTAGAACAGGAGTTTCATTTAAAAATACATCTTTTAAAGCGGCATTATTATATGCGGTTGTTCCTTGTGTTCTACCTTCTTTAGAAGCGGTTGCAAAACCTTCTATTTCTCCTTCAGATATTAGATCAAGAAACGTAGCAAACTGTTTACTATGTAAAGTATCAGGAGTTCTGGTCGGAGGTGGTGGTGTTCTCTTCTTTCGTCTTGCACCAATAATCTTCTTTGGTATATCTGTCATGCTTGTACCTGCTGAGTATCAAGAGAAGTACTGATTACAACTGATCCTGTCATAATTTCTCCATATACTATTGGGACGGGAGTACCAGCCCTTGCTGTGTTTTGCGTTCCAGAAAAACTAAATGATAACCTAGGGTCTTCTTCTGATTCAAACTTTGGCGGTTGAGGCAAAGGAAATAATAAATCAGAAACTCCTTGTAAAACTAAAGCAAAACCTACTTTTTTTACAAAACTAATTGCACCTAAATTTTTTGCTAATGCTGAACCAAATAAACCTCCACCAACTGCAAATCCTATTCCTATTAAAGCAGCACCTAATAATATTTTTCCAAATCTACCTGCACCAGCTATAACAGGAACAAAATGTATATCTTCTTTTCCTATAGGATCATGTATCTCTGATTCATCTATTGCATAATTTCCAACTTTTACCTGATAATATTTTGGATTCATATATGCTTCAACTTGTGGAAAATTATTAATTAGAAAACTTACGGCTTTTTGTAAGCTATCAACTTGCACTTCAAATTCTTTATGCCCTACAAACTCTGCGAGTTCACCATATAATTTTATTTTACGCAGCATAACGATACCTCCCTCCTGTACATTTTAATAACCAAGGACTGTATGGCTCTCTACAAGATAGTCTATCGGCTGAATGATGTAAAACATCCCCATCTATAAAAATAGCCACATGATTTAATCCTTTTCCTAAAATACTCATTGCCAAAACATCACCATTGATTAATGGTTCTTCTGGTCTTAATAGCCTAAAACCTCTACTAGGTAGATACTTTTCAAATACTGGATCGTCTGTAAAATCTTCTATTCTTGTTGGTCTTTCATAATCTAATAATTTAATTCCTTTTTCTTTTTTATACCAATCAACCACTAATGACCAACAATCTGTTACAGCCCAAACCCAAGGTCTACCAAGTAAAGGTGCTTCATATCCACATGGCTCATAATATCCCCACGTTTCTGTTTTAGGATTAACGATATACCAAGGTAATTTGGTCTGCTCACAACTCATCTTATCTGCCTGACTAGCAACAGGTGGTGTATCAGGATGACTGTGAATAATAGCTGTAATTTCTCCTAAATTACTGCCTTTTATATAATCTTCTGGATCTAAAATAAAATATTCATCTGACTCTACAGATAAATTACGGCAAGGATGATACCTTTCTTTTCCTCTAATATTCAATAATAAACCACAACATTCTTTAGGATCTTGGTCTTTCGCATGAGCAAGAGCAGCTTCTTTCCAGTTCATCCGTTAAACGTACCAATAGAGGGAAAATCAGTTCTAGTGCATTGTCTTTTTGGTGCTCTGATACCAGCAAGATCAAATACTGAAGCTAATTCAAATTGAACTATTTCTCTATTCTCTGCTGCTTTTCTATCTATTTTATATATTTCTTGTGGAAACTCTGCTGTAGCATCTGGAGTTCCGTAAGGATTTACATTACTAGGAAAATTAACAGCATCAATAAACCTTGCAAGAGTTCTAATTCGAGTAACAGTTGCACCTGTTAAATCATTACCTGTTGTCGTGTCATTTACACTCAATAAAATTGCTGTAATAGTTCCTAGTGCATTACTAACAGTCAATGTCGGTCTAGGTAATTGACCTTTACCATATTGAAAACCTTCAGCTTTTATTGGAAATCTTTGATAACTATTGCCAGCCCAAACTATTTCTCCATTATCTTTTAATGATGAGCCATTATGAAATCTATAAACAGTAGTTGCACCATGCAAACTATTATCAAGTTGTAAGGTAAAAAGTTCTATTATTGATGATGGATTTATATTCTGAAGATTGCTAACAATAGCAGAACTGCTCATGGTTCAAACACCTCTCTAAATGTTGCATTTATTGTTGCTCTATTGTTATATGGTATAGATTTTGACCAACTTTCGCAAACATATTGACTTGCACCAGATAAAGTAATCGAAACGTTCCCACTATTGGTAGCACTGGCAGCAGCAGTAACAGTAAAGACATTTGAATCAGTAACCGAAGCGACAAGGAAAGTACCATCAGTTGCCGATCCAGA